TCTTGATGCGTCGGTTCTGTTCGGCTTTGGCAAATTCAGCTTTGCCGCTCATTTCTTGCTGCCATACGGCGTAGCGAGGACAACCGACCATTAACAGTGCGCAAAACGCAACAACACACAACCCGATAATAATCCATCCTGTAGCGTAGTAGGTTGTGCCTTCATAACCTTCATCCATAAATAGTTTCATGATTTCTTTGTTTTAGGTTTTCTCTGTTTCGGCTTTATTTCATTAATGGCTGCAAGCATTTCGATTTCAGACCGGACAATCAGGCGGCGGCTCGTTCTATGCTCGCCAGGTTTCAATGATTGGAGTAAACCGTCATCAATCCACCTCTCTACGTTCCTTCGTCCATATTTATCACAAGCCTCATTCATAGTCATGTAATAGGGCAATTCTCCACAATCCTCCATGCGCTGACGATACCCAGCCTTATAAGCTGCTGTGATTTGCTTGGTTATAAAGGGTGTTAGAATCTCAGACATAACCCACTATGAAATTGTTATACTTGTAATATTGAATATCGATGCTTCCTCTCGTCCTCTGCCTCGGCGGCAAATCGTTTCGATCTACCTATCACGGTTTCGGAGTTCTCATAGCTTATCCCGATATTTGATCGTGAACTCAGAGAGCGAATGCACCTCGGCCTTTCGAAAAGCATCTCGCTTAGTTGTGCGCACTGTCTCGGGCGATATATAAAGCGCGTCCCCGATCTCTCCCTCGTTCATGCCCTCCATGTAGAGCTTCATTACCTCTTTTTGTCGATCGGTAAGACGTGTATCGAACTGAGGGTTACAGATCACGCCGGCATACTTACATTCTCTCTTGATGGGGCAGCTTACTTCCTCGAAAGTGAAACGCCCCATTCCATCGATGTCCTGTTTATTGTCCAACCGCCCGAAATTGCACCGGATGAACCTATGGCATACCAAAAACCGATAGTAATTCACGTTCGGTTGACTCTTGCGATAAATATCTGACAGTGCTTTGAATGCCTTTGGATATTCAGCCTCGATACGGATAAATAAAGCACCTGTCAGCGCCTTGTCTTCGGGTTGATAGGTGTGAACCCCCTTGGCATCACGCACCATCACCCCACCCTCTGGATCGTTGAAAAATTCTATATTACGAAGCGTTTGCATTTAATTATTCAATATCGATTCAACCATTCGAATTCTGTTCCCACCCAATATTTTCCGCTCGCACACTTGTATGCTTGATAAAACCGGGCATCAGTACCTAGCGTTGCGATATATTGCTCTGCTGCGCAACGTGTTTTAAAAAATCTTTGAATGCGTTTCATATCTAATCAACTACTCGTAAAATTCCGCAGGGAAAAGGTTATCGGCGGTATAACTGCCATCGCCCGAGTGACGGCGAATGACTTTTGCAGCCTCACATTTTTGTTTATCGCTCGGTTGCTGATGTCCGTACCGGAAGCGATATATCTGCTGATCCGACCCTACATCCATCGCTTTTTTTAAATCAGCAATTAATCGACGCCTAGCCCTATAGCTATGTACCGACATAATGTACTCTTGGAAGGGTAAAACAGATGATTTTTCTGTCTTTAGAGTTGATTTTTTGATATTTAATTCTAAATTTGTCATACCATTTGAATAACAACAATGCAAATATACAATAAAATTAATTGTAACAACAAAGAATTACAAATATTTTTATTGTATAAATAAATTTTATAACCTTATGACCGACTATAAATATATTGGTGAGCGATTAAAAGAGTATTTCGGCAACATAGGGTTAACCCAATCTGAAATAGCTGCCAAATTAGGAGTTTCACAACAAGCTGTAGGTGCATACCTTAATGGTCAACCTTTTGGAAAGAAAGTCGCTCAGAAATGGAGTGACCTTTTCAAAATACAATATAATTGGTTGTTGACAGGCGAAGGGACTATGCTGAAAGAAAGCGTTCCAATACCCGAAGAAACCATAAACCTAAATATTACAGCTATGGACTTACGAAGTTTGTTATCAGCCATTGAACAACATGGAGATATTCTCCGTATGAATCAAGAAGAGCTAAAAAAGCAAGGAGAGCGTTTAGATCGTATTCTAGATATTGTTACTCCCTTTAAGCAAAGCAAAGTCGGTTAGGGCACATGCCTAAGAAAGTTATTACTAAATATCGGAAAATCGATCCAAAGATGCAAGAACAATTGCAATTTAAATTTGAAGAAATAACTAGGGGATATAAATTGTTTTAACTTGGATGTTATGGAACTCAAAGACAGTATCAGCCTTCTATCTGAACGAGCTATAAAACTCAAAGACAACATTCGCACTGAAGAGGCCATAAAAACAAGTCTTGTATTGCCATTTATTCAGGCATTAGGGTATGATATCTTTAATCCTGCTGAGGTTATACCAGAATGTGATTGCGACTACGGGACAAAAAAGGGAGAAAAGATCGATTATACCATTTGTCTCGATGGAGAGCCAATTATGCTCATTGAGTGTAAACATTGGAGCGTAGACCTTTCTAAGGCTAAAGCCCAATTATTTCGATATTATCATGTGTCGCAAGCAAAATTTGGAGTACTTACCAACGGGCTTATTTATAAGTTTTTTACTGACTTAGATACACCCAACAAAATGGATGATATGCCGTTTTTCGAGATCAATCTTCTTGATCTCAAAGACAGTCATATCGAAAAACTGAAACAATTCCGCCGCAACCAATACGACACGTACATGATTCTCAATTCAGCGACGGAGATGAAATACACGAACGCCATTCGGTCGTATATTGTCAGTCAAAGTGCCGATCCAACGGATGACTTCGTGAAATTCATCACGAAGCAAGTGTATAGCGGGATGGTTACGAAAAACGTCATCGAGGATTTTCGGCCGATGATTCAACGTGCATTCCAGCAGTACACGAATGATTACGTGAATGAGCGCTTAAAGTCCGCTATCACACCGGACGTACCAACTGTGGAGCCGATAAAATCAGGACAAAAAGCAGAAGAGGAATCACAAGACGACAAGATAGTTACTACTGAAGAGGAAATTCAAGGCTTTTACATTGTTCGTGCTATTCTTTGCAATACAGTAGATTTAAGCCGAGTTGTCTACCGTGATGCGCAAACTTATTTTGCAATTCTGTTTGACGATAACAATCGGAAGCCTATATGCCGCCTACATTTCAATGGCGGGAAGAAATACATTGAAACGTTCGATGAAAATAAAGTGGGAACGAAACACCTAATCGAATCGCTTAACGACATCTACAAATGGTCGGAACCTCTGGCAAATATAGTTAAACATTATATGGCTTGATAAAAAGGTTTTTGCAACTCACTTAACCTTAGGCACAATATCAAAAAAAAATAACATGGTATGAAAAGAATCTTACTTTTAGTAGTGGCAATGATGATGTTTTGCCCTAAAGGTGTCCTTGCCGAAAAAGTTGAATATGAATACTGTTTAGAGCAAGTTTTAGTTACTGTAAACAATGAGAATGTTACTCTAAAATGTAACACCGAAAAAGATTTAATGAAATATGAGGACGAGTTTGTTGATTTTGAATGGGAGATAACAGACATACCGAGATTCCATCTTACCAATAAAACTCAAAATACCATAAAATTAGCATGGAACGATGCGGTATATCAAGACGACAAAGGAAACACCCAAAAAGTAATGCATGAAGGTGTCAGGTTTATAGATAAATCAAAAGATATTCCTGAAAGTTCTATTTTGTCACTTGGCAATATCAACGAGATAGTACTCCCAGTGGATCATATAATATATTTTAATGGATGGACTATTTACCCGTTATTCAGCGATAAGGTAAAACACAAATACATAAAAAATGCCACGGACAGAATAAATAAAAATATAAAAATAATGTTACCATTTGTGATTGGAAGCGATCTTTATGAATACACATTTATATTCAAAATAACAAATGTTATTGTAAGCTAACCGTGTTATACAATACAATAAGCCGGGGAATAATAATCCCCGGCTTATTTTTTTTAGCGTTACTTGCTACTATCATCCTTGTTGCCGAAAGTCTTGAAGCCTATCGACTGGCGTTCTGTATTCGCTTTTGGAATTTTCACCGACAAAGCCGCAATCGCATCATATATCGTATCTATCTCATGCCGCATATCCTCCGATAGGTCGCTGACCGCCTCGGCGTTCTCCTTCCCCGTTTGTTCCAGTAGGGCTAGTCGTGCTCGAATTTCGGACAGTTCAGCCGTTACTGTCGTTGTGGTCATGATGTAGTTCCGCATCGCTACAAACGCTCGCATAATGGCGATATTAGCGTTTATGGCAACATCGCTATTCAACAATCCGGATAACATTGCAACCCCTTGTTCCGTAAAGGCATACGGCATTTTACGAACACCACCCCAACTTGATGTAACAATTTGTGATTTCAAGTTTGCAAACTCTTGATTTGTAAGCTGAAACATAAAGTCGGGCGGGAAGCGTTTGTTATTACGTTTTACTGCCTGATTTAGTGCGCTGGTAGTCACTTGATAAAGTTCGGCCAAATCCCTATCCAGCATTACCCGCTGACCTCGGATTTCGTAGATTCTGCTTTGTATTGTTGTCAGTTCCATTTTTCAAAGATCACACTCACAACACTGCAACCGCTTTGCGTATCCGATCCAGCACCGTCGAAAGACCGGTATCACGACGGGCGGTTAATGTGTTATAACGGGTCTGCATATTGATAAACAGATCGGCATCGATACCGAGGGCGGCTTCAACACGCAGTGAGAAATCCACCGACATAGGACGTTTACCGTTCAGTATTTCGTTAAGGGCAGTATATGGCACGTTTACCAGTTCTGCAAAATGCCTCTGGGATATTCCCCGTTCTCGTAATTCATCTTTCAGCAACTCGCCCGGATGTGACGGTTCAAAGGGTGTAAGATTATTTGCTATCATGCGGGGCATAAATCCGTTTTGTCGTTTCCATATCGTCGCTATTTGTAATGATTGCTACATAGGTCTCAGCTCTACGGTCAATCCCATTGCTGCAACAATACGGTACATGGTGGCAATGGACGGAACGGTCAGCCCTCTTTCAACGCGGGAAATATAGCTTTTATCTGCTCCGATCCGCTTCGCCAGCTCCGCTTGGGTTAATCCAGCATTTTTCCGGGCATCCAGAAGAATCTGAGCATTGTACTCTTCCCATGCCTTTTGGGTGGCCTGTTCTCTTGCCTGCGTCCCTATTTCACCCAATCCGTCATCTATCCATGCGCTGACATCATAGATATCTTTATTGATTTCGTTTAAGCTCATAATATTCCTCCTTCAATTTAATTGCTTTGTCTATTTCACTTTTCGGGGTCTTTTGTGTCTTCTTTCTGAAACAGTTGAACAAGACAACAAGCCTATCCCCGTCGTATATGAAGAAAATGCGAAATTCATTACTACCATAATTCACCCGGAACTCGTATATGCCGTCTCGGATATATTTTATATAGTGGTGCGGCATTTTGTCTTCGATGCAGAAAAGAGATAGGGCTCGCTGAACTTTTTCCCTTTCCTGTTTGGATAGCTGAGCTATGAACTTCGCAAAATGGTTCTTATAGGCGATTATTTTTCTCATGGGGCAAAGGTAATGAAAGTTGTATAATTATACAACAATATTCGTACAAAAAACATGCGGAGCCGCGATTTTTATTTGCAAAGCGACATTTCTAAACCCGTCGAATTCGACAGGTTTAAATAGGAGTTTGCTATAACCTTACTCCGTTTTGATAGTTATCGTTTTCCCGCAATATGGGCAGGTGATCGTGTTTGACTTAGGCGTAAAGAGCTCCGATACATCAACATTCAAAATGTAGGCTATTTCTTGCAACCGCTTTAAAGGAGGGTTCCCATTGTCACCGATTGCAATACTTAGTCCTGTTTCAGTCATTCCGAGGCGTGCAGCAAGTTCTTTTGCGGTCATTCCTCTCTCCTTTAATAGCTCTTTAACTCTCATTTTAATACGTTATTTATTGCAAATATAGTGACGTTTACACAAACGACAAATAATTTTAATGTCAATTAAATTTTCATCTCAAAATATTTGCACAATATCAAAATAGTATTTACATTTGTATTGAGAAATCAAAACAACAATTAAAGACCATGATCACCTACGAGCTTAAAGACTACTTAAAGATCGCCGCACTGGTTAACGAAAATGCTTCTGACGAGAGCTCGATCTACGAAGTCGAATATACGACGGGTGGGTACACTCTAATAATAGAGGTTAAGCATAAAATCGAATATCGTGATGAGATAGGCGGTTCTTACGAAGATTATGACTTCGAGAGGCTAATGGTGGTCGATAATGAAGAATTTGACGTAGAGGTGTGCGGCTGCTTCGACAACGATGGCGACAAGGTGACCTGCGACTTTGATATTTACAAGATGTCAAACATATTGAATTAAACTATACGACTATGAACGAATTTGCATTTAAAGTGATTGACGCAATCAATCGTGAGGGTTTAGACAACGGGGCATGGGGGCTCGTGAAAGATGTAAACGATACGGTAAGCCATTTCGGCACCAAAGAAGAAATCGAGCTGAAAGGCCAGTGGGCATACGTCTATGCCGAGAAAGACGATATAATGTCGCTGCAACTCGAAAAAATCGAGCCTACGAGGGTTCTGCACGTTGAAGATTGCGACCTACTTCTATATCATCTCGATTAGCCGTTCGGGCGGCTCAAAACAGACCTTAGGCCCGAAGCGTGGCGGCACTTGCCGCCGGTGGTAAATAGAAACAAACCTATTACAAAGAATTATGAATACAGAAGCACAGATGAACATAGAGTATATTTTTGGCAAAAACAGGTACAACCACCCGATAATGTACACACGTAAAATAGGTACAATAAAATACACTTGTGGTTACCCGTATAGCCTGCATGGCTGGACAGAACTTGAGCGAGGCAAAACAATCGGCGGCCCCTGTCTGATTAAGTTTTATAACGCCCTTAGAGCAAAATATGCTGATGAATTGATTGAGAATAACGTAAAATAAGCGACCATGAAAATACGCAAAACCACCCCGAAAGTATCGAAAGCCCGAGCAATCGAACTTGCCATGAACCTGAACGGCGTATCACGTGAGATCGCCGAGAAGTACACCGATAGCGAGCTGAAAGAGTGCTTGCGGCTGCTCAAACTCAAAGCAAACTTTTAATTTTCAAAAAAACACTTTTTTGTTTGGCGATTAAAAAATAGTTCTTATATTTGTAATGCTAACACATATTTGAGGGTGCAATCGCGCACCAATTTAGGTGCTTTTTTTGTGCCTATTATTATACAGCGGTATTTCACCCCGTGCTATTATTATAATGATAATAGCGCTCACCCTCAAAAGTGTGTTAGCAGCGGGTTAGAGAAATGCCGCTGTTTTCATTTCTCACTAAATGCTAACACACTATGTCAAACACAACATTTCAGGCCATACTCTTGGCCCAAGCTGCGAATATTGCAGCTCAGATGAACGATAACATTCAAGTTATCGAAAAGACGAAGCAATCTTTGTATTCTCTATTGTCTAAAGTCCCGGCAGAATATCGCCCAGACATGAGCGATGTTATTGCAGGTGCAGATCAGACAGTCATAGAGGCTCGTCAGCGTCTCAATAGGTATCACTCTATAATTGCCTAAGCCATGAGAACGACAGATTTACGCGAGATCATGCGTCTTGCTTGGCAATTAGTGAAAAAGAATGGGTTTGCAATGGCCGAAGCCCTCAAAACCGCATGGCTCAATTTCAAGCTCAAAACCAAGATGCGGGGCGGTATCGTGAAATTCTATTATCAAAAGGTATCGGGCGAAATACGCGAAGCCTATGGTACATTGCGAGCAGATTTGCTGCCTGAGACGAAAGGCACAGATCGTAAACCGAACCCGACGGTTCAGGTCTATTTCGACACCGAACGTGAAGAATACCGCTGTTTCAAAGTTGCTAACCTCGTAAAAATCGCCTGACCTATGAATACGCAAGTTTTTCAGTACAACGATAACCCCGTTACCTTTCGATTGGGCAACGGCGACGTGATGATCGATGCAACACAAATGGCGGCACCTTTCGGCAAGCGACCGGCAAAGTGGCTCGAATTGCCCAGCACAATAGAGTTTTTAACCGAACTGCGAAATGTCCGAAAATCGGACAATTTAATTCGATCATTTCGAGGTAAAAACGGCGGCACCTGGTTTCACGAAGACGTTGCCTTAGAATTTGCGCGTTGGTTGTCTCCGGCGTTCGCTATTTGGGCGAACGATCGCATCAAAGACTTGCTACGCACGGGTGCGGCGAGTATGCCGGGCCGGTTGTTGCCGGGGCCGTCGGTGAGCGACAAGATACGCGCTGCGAAATTCATCGCTTCGTTCTTGCAGTTGAACGACAGCAGCAAGTTATTGCTTGCAAAGAGTATTGCCGAGCCTCTCGGCCTGCCGACACCCGATTACACACCGAGCAAAGGTATTATACGTTCGTGCGCTGAATTGCTTAAAACGCATAATGTAGGCATAAGCCCTCAGCAATTCAATCAAAAGATGATCGAGCGGGGTTTTATGGTAGAACTTACGCGCCCGTCATTGAATGGCAAGGCGAAAAGATTCAAGTCTATAACTGGCGGCGGTCTTGAATATGGCGAAAACCAAGTAAATCCGAATAATCCCAAGAGTACGCAACCGCTTTACTATGCAAACAAATTCACGGCTCTATTAAATGTTTTGGGCTATGAAAACTGATTTTACAGCAGCCGACGTTATCGAACGGTTAATGAACGACGAAGCTTTCAGGCAAGAATTAGCGTCTTTAATAGCTGAACTGGCAATTATTTTCAGTCCCATTCTTGCTCAAAAAGCAAAATAAAAGTAATTTTAATCAATAACTTATTAATTTTTTGGGGGTAAGATTTGTAAAATGTCCCGAGTGTGCCCACATTTGCCATACAACATGCGGGGTGGTGTAGCGGCAGCACGGCGGGTTAGTGTCCCTGCAGATCGCAAGTTCGAATCTTGCCCCCGCTACTAAAACACACATCATATGAAAATTTTAACGCTTATCATCAAGAAGAAGTGGTTCGACGCAATTTTATCAGGTGAAAAGACGGTCGAGACGCGTGAGGTGCGCCCGACCAATACGAAATACATTTCGTACCGAGACAACAGTACGGGCAAAGTCTACAAGAAAGACAGCGATGTACCCGAATCGGCATGGGACAGCGACAAAGGCGTCGATACGGTTATCAACCACTACGACGCTATTCAGTTCTGGGTGGGTTACGAGACAAACCGCCCCGGCGCACTCGTCGAAGTCAAAGGTGCTGAGTTGATCGACGTATGCGATGAAGAGACAAAAGAGCCGATTGTGTACGAGCACAACGGCAACGAATACACCATGACCGAGATCGACTACCACCTGGGCAAGGTAATCGATAAAATGAATTGTTAAACCCTTAAAATCATTGCTGCACTCGAAATTCAGTAAGAAATCGAATCAATCGGACGACCGGCGTTAGCCGTGTTCGATACCGTACAGTAGGCGGCCGTGCGACGAATCGAGCCGGTCGTGCACGCGACATTCGCGCCGCCTTTGGCATGGCAACAGGTTAATCATGACGCCGATAGACCATGCAAACAAAGTGATTGCCACTGTTCGTCAAAAAACGGACAGGGCAATCCTTTTTTATTCATGCGGCAAAGACAGTGAAGTATTGCTCGACCTAATGGCACCGCAATTCAAAGAGATCGTCTGTGTGTTCATGTACTTCGTCAAGGGGCTCGACCATATTGATAACTACCTGCGTGCAGTCAAAACGCGTTATTCCAACGTTACTATCCTGCAAGTCCCTCATTGGACGCTGACGCGCGTTCTACGTTGTGGGTTATATTGCATCCCGAATCCCGACATAAAGCTGTTATCGCTAAAAGACATTGATGAGTCCATTCGAATGAAAACGGGAGTCCTGTACTCATTCTACGGCATGAAACAGTCAGACGGTATGAACCGCTGCCTTATGTTGCGAGGATACAGGGACGAAGCCATAAGCAATACGAACAAGGTTTATCCTCTTTCTAAATGGAAAAAGTCGGACGTAATGGCCTATATCAAGTCAAGAAAATTGCCTGAACCCATATCCTACAACAAGAACAAATCGCAAGGGTTGACGTTTTCGCCAGGAGTATTCGATTACTTACGTCGGCATTATCCGCAAGACCTCGAAAAGATTTACAAAGTATTTCCCTTATCGCGTAATATCTTACTTCGTTATGACGCAGAAAAAGCAACAGCCCAAATACAGGCAAAGTGAAACGGTCGTAATCAAGCGGTCGCAAATAAACTTTGCTCCGTACAACCCGCGCAAAGAAGACCCCGAAGTCATCAAGAAGCTCAAGAAGAACTTCAAGACTGTCGGTTATCTGGGAGGTATCGTATGGAATCGACGTTCATCCTATCTTGTGTCGGGGCACAAACGCGTGCAGACGATCGACATCATCAATAATTACGATGGTACGCCCGAAACGGATTATGAGATCAAAGTCGAGGCCGTAGAGTTAGACGACAAAACCGAGCGTGAACAGAACATCTTCATGAACTCCCCCTCTGCAATGGGAGAGTTCGACATGGAGAAGATGAAAATACTTGTACCGGAAATAGACTATCAAGCCGCCGGCCTTTCTGAAGCAGACATGAACATATATGGTATATCCGTCATGCAGGACGAAGTGAACTCAGGGCTGGCCGATACGCTGGATGATTTCGAGGAAGTACAGCGTCCGTTCGAAGAAAGAAAAGCGGCAGTTAAAGAAATGAAAGAACAAATCAGGCAACAGGCAGAGCAAAAAGCTGAAGACATCGAATCCTATGTAATGATCAATTTCAAGTCATATCGGGCAAAATCATCATTCATGCTTCGATTTGGGTTTGGTCCGGATGATAAAATCATCCCTGGGGAGACGTTCGCCGATATGGTCGAACGGGTGGAATAAGTTACGATAAATGACGCTATAAAAAATGCCCGTATATAAAAAACCAAATATTGACGTTTTCAAGAAAGTTGCAAATGCTTGTGGCGGTATTCTGTCCGATATTGCGGCGCATATTGGTGTAGAACGAAATACCATCTACACTTGGTGCAATGATGACCCCGAATTCAAACAAGCCCTCGAAGATTCCCGCGAGCGGTTCGTCGATCTGGCCGAAAGCAACCTGCGCAAATTAGTTGCTGGTGTTCCTGCTATCGAGAAAGACGAAAGCGGAGAAAAACGGTTTGCGGGTTGGATCGAACGACCATCCGAAACGGCGATCATCTTCACCCTCAAAACACGGGGTAAGAAACGTGGATACGTAGAACGGCAAGAGGTTACAGGGGCAGATGGAGCCGATTTAATCCCACCCCGCACACTATCTCCTGAGGAAGCTAAGCAATATGGGTTGAAACTTAACGAAGAATATTGACGCACTCCTATTCGTGATGTAGACATAGAGCGTACTTTCTGCCTTGCAAGTACCCTAAACTTTACCCGCTATATGTTTAAGCATAAAACGGGCATGCGTTATGTTGTTGGGGATCACCATAAAAAGATTTGCAACGCGCTTGATCGTGTCGTAAAGGGAGAAATAAAGCGGTTAATTATCAATATTGCCCCGCGCTATGGAAAGACACAGCTTGTATCAAAAGAATTTATCGCCTATGGATTGGCTCTAAATCCCCGTAGTAAGTTTATTCACCTATCTTACTCTGACGACCTCGTACTTGACAACTCGAAAGAGATTAACGAAGAAGTGCAATCTGACTACTATCAACGTCTATTCCCAGAGGTGGTTGTTGAAACCAAAAATGCTAAAAAGTGGTACACTTCGGTTGGAGGTGGAATGTATGCTGTCAGTGCTGCCGGCCAGGTTACTGGCTTCGGTGCAGGCCAAGTAGACGACCCCGATAAAGAACAACGCGAAATAGATGATTTTGTGCCAGCATGGGAAAGTGATTTTGCAGGAGCTATCATCATTGATGACCCAATAAAACCCGAGGACGCACTGTCTGAAACAGTCCGAGAGCGAGTAAACAACCGATTTGAATCAACCATACGCAACCGGGTTAACTCTCGCAATACCCCTATTATCATCATTATGCAAAGGTTGCATGAACACGACCTGTGCGGATATCTACAAGAGATCGAGCCGGACGAATGGACTGTGTTGTCGCTACCATGCATCTGGCATGATGAAAATGGACAGGAATGCCCGTTATGGGAATTCAAACATACTCTTGAAGAACTCCATAAAATCGAAAAATCGAACTCTTTTGTTTTTGAAACACAGTATATGCAAAATCCCAAGCCATTGGAGGGCCTGATGTATGGAGAGTTCAAAACATACGAGGTAATTCCTTACGATACTCAAATGAAGCGTAAGAATTACACGGACACCGCAGACACGGGTAGTGATTATCTGTGTTCGATATGCTATACGGAAACCCCTATTGGCAATTTCGTGACAGATATTCTCTACACACAGAAGCCGATGGAATACACTGAGCCTGCAACAGCAGAAATGCTTGGCCGCAATAAAACAGATATATGTTATGTGGAAAGCAATGGAGGAGGACGCTCATTTGGTCGGAACGTAGAATCTCAATGCCGTATGATGGGTAATAATTCCACGTCTTTTATTGCGTTCACCCAAGTTAACAACAAACGTGTTCGCATCTTTACTCGGTCAAATGAGGTGCAGAATCTTATATATTTTCCTAAAGGATGGGAACGGAAATGGCCTGAATTTTCATCGCACATTAAAGCCTACAGAAAACAACAAGAATATAACAGTCATGATGATGCTGAGGATGCTTTGACCGGTGTAATTGAGAAAAGGAGCTATTTTGATAATGGGGAAGATACTGACAAAGCAGATTTAGGTATTTGGTAAAAAATGTATATATGGGATTCATCGACAATTTACTCAATGTTATTCGCAATAAATATCTGAATGCGGCTGGTGCAGAGCGAGATTTGCTTACACTTATCAAGGACAGAGATATCACGCAAGCGCAAGCTCTTATGCAGAACCGAGATATGGAGGTTATGCAAGCAATTCGAGAATATAATCCGGAACTGCACCGCATTATGCGGAAAGCGGACAAGGTGCGTAAGGGCCAAGAGCCTTACCGAACCGAGAAATTGCCTCGTGCACGGCAAAAATATATTAACGAAGTGGAATTATTCTTCCTGCTTGGAAATCCGATTCGATGGAAAAAGACAAACAACGAAGGATCAGATGAGGCATTCGAAGCATACAATCAATTTCTTCAAGATATTCGATTTGATGTTTCGATGCGCCAAGCAAAACGCATAGCTGGTGCGGAGACAGAATGTGCAAAACTTTACCACATCTATCGGGATGACAACTTCCAGCCACAGGTAAAAGTCGTGGTGATTTGCAAGTCGGAGGGTTACACTCTCCGTCCATTATTCGATCAATACAATAACTTGATCGCATTTGGATATGGATATTTTCTTAAAGAGGGGGCGTCTACTGTAGAACACTTCGATATTCAAACTCCAAATGCTATTTATCGATGCAAACGAGGATATTTTAATTGGGATGTGTCAGTGGCACCCAATCCAACAGGAAAAATAAATGTTATATACTACAAGCAAAATAAGGCATGGAGCGGACTTAATCCTCGTATAGATCGAGAGGAAGATATCGATAGTAAGGTAGCCGACACAAACAATTATTTTGCCGATCCAATTGCCGCAGCAACAAGCGATGTCGTCGATTTCCTGAAAGGTCGTGCCGACCGGCCGGGCAAGATGATCCAAATGTCCGGAGATAATTCAAAGTTTGAGTACATCAATCCGCCAACTTCATCTGAAACACAGCAACGAGAAAAAGAAGACCTTGCTCAGTCTATCTTGTTTGACACTTTCACGCCAGAGTTCACTCCTGAAAAGATGGCAGGGCTGGGGACTTTGTCTGGCGAAGCGATCAAACGCGCAATGGTATTGGGATATATCAAGCGCGAGAACAATAAAGAGATCTATGATATAGCCGTAGATAGAGAAAAAAATCTTATCCTCGCTATCATGATGAATGTAACCCATATTCATCTGCGCTCCGAACTGGCTGCACTTAGAATAGAACACGAGTTTGCGGAACCATTCAACGAAGATGTGACCGCCCGTTGGACTGCAATAGGAAGAGCCGTACAAGACGGCGTGATGTCCCTTGAAAAGGGAGTTGAGCTAATGGGAACGGCGGATGATGTAACCGCCGAAATTGACCGTATTAAGCAAGCCGAAGCAAAACCGCATAAAAACCAAGCTCGTAACCCTTCTGAATTACAAAAAACAAGCGATAAAGAATAAAATAATATTTGGAATTGTTAAAATTATCAAGAATTTTCTTGCAAAATGTCCCGAGTAGTTGAATCTTTGACACATGCAAACACAAGCACGTAAATACCGAACATCCTCTTTGATTGAAGAGGTGGGGACTGTGGTTCAAATTCAAGTCCTCCATAATGTTCGGTGCGTGAATTGCGGACGCAAACTGGCTGAATTGCAGGGGACAGCCCAATTAAAGTGTCCTAAATGCGGATGTTTAGCCACATATAAGATTTAAGATACAAAAAACATAACAGAGTGCCATCGAGCGCCAATTTCCCAGAAGGGAGATTGGCGCTTTTTGTTTTAACCGAAAAAATATGAAAGAAAAAATTTTATCAGTACTGAAAACCAAGTATTCTAATCTGGGGTTCAGCCAAAAGGCTTTCGACGGTGTAGCCGCCATTCTGGAAAAATCCGTCACCGATGAATCGCAGATCGAAACCGCAGTCAGCGGGGTCGAATCTCTCCTGAAAGTTTTTCAGTCCGACGCAGACCGCGTGCGTACCGAGTACAACGCACTGAAAGGACAGTACGACGAACTCAAAGCGAAGGTCGAGGCATCAGCTGCCGAAGGGGGCCGGCAGGGTAAAAAGACCGAACCCGACGATGATGAAGAACCCGCATGGTTCAAAGCCTACAAGAAGCAACAAGAGGAGCTTTACAACGCCATCAAGACGGAAAGCGATACTCTGAAAGCGGAAAAGGCCAAGAGTGAGCGTGCAAATCTCATCTCTACAAAAGCCAAAGAACTCGGTATTCCAGAGTGGCGCATGAAAGAGGGATTCGCCATCGCTGACGATGCAGACGAAAAAGCGATCGGCGACTACCTCGCAAGCGTGCAGAAAAATCTGGTTACCGCAGGGCTGGAAGGGGAAAGTCAGGGATTCCCCATATCCACTCCTGATGCACAGGGCAAAGAACTCGCAAAGGCGTGGGCCGAAACACTCCCGGACAAAGAGTAACCAAAACGTAAAATCATGGCAATCGTATTTGAAAAAACAAAAGTAAAAGGCGGTTTTCCCGTATTCTGGCGCGGTGAATTTGCCGTATTACCGGGTGACTTCAAGCTGAAGGAAACCTATCCCGAGGGGACTAAGATTCCCAAAGGCACGCCAATCAAGCTCGACTTTGACAACATGGAGTGCTCTGTATGTAAGAGTGCGCATGTTCTGTCAGGCGGCACAACCACCGCCCCGCGCGTCAAGAAGGGCTCAATGCTCCAAGTGGGAGATGCGGTCAAGGTCGGCGAGTCAAACTCAACCGTAAAAAGCATCGACACGAAGAATGCGGACTACGACGTGATCACCTTCGCGGCGGCCGTAACGGGAGCGACCGAGGGCGTGGATGTCCTCTCGAACGACGACCTGCCCGATGCAGTTGTGGAAACGGATATGGTTTATTCCTCCAATAACGGATTTCAGACCGTATCGGCCGGATATGCGGGTATCATCCTCAAGGATGTGGCTTATCCTGTCCCTGCTGCATGGCTTCAGGGTTACAGTCTGAAGAACAACCCCGAAATCAAATATGTACGACAGTAAAAGAGGAGGTAAACAATGAACGAAGTATTTTATTCATCCATTTTCGGCGAACTGACTAAACAGGTACAGATTCGCATCGATGCCGCCTCGGAACTGCGTAAGCGGCTGTTCGATCAGAACATTTACGAGCGTTTCCTTGATTGGGACACGCCCACCGTCGGTCTGAATTTCGAGGAGTTGATCGGCTCGTACAATCTGAGCGTAGCCGCCGCAACACTCGATTCCAAAGGCAAGGAGCCTATCATGGGTACCGAAGGGCTGGAAACGATCAAACAGAAGGTACTGACCCACCAGATGTCTTACTCGATGCCCATCGAAGAGTATCGGAAGGTGTTGCAGATTCTCGATTCTCGGATGCTGTCAGATTCGGCCAAGACGCAGCAGCTCATCAACCTGATGTGGAACAACGTTACGAAGGTCGTGAACTCCGTGCAGTCGAAACTGGACATCATTTTCCTCGGAGCGTTGTCGAACAAAGGCGTATTCACGTTTGACGCAACCAACAACCCCGAGGGCGGTGTACGAGGTACGATCGACTACAAGATGCCGAGTGAAAATATCGCTACAGCCACGAAAACGTGGACGGATGCCAATGTCGAAACGGTCGATACGCTGGAAGACATCCAATCTATCCTAGACGCTGCGCAAGATAAAGTTACGTTCGACCGCATTCTGCTCTCGCAGAAACGCCTGTCGTACATTCTCCGCAACAAGAAAATGAAGTTGGCGGTATTCGGTAACGACAAGTCGTCCACTCCGCTGTTGCTGGCTAACCTGAACGAGTTTATGCGTTCGAATGGATTCCCGACTTTCGAGGTTATCCGCCGCATGACTCGTATTCAGGACAACGGCAAGTTGTCGGAGTATTCGCCGTGGAACGACAAGAACCTCGTTTTCGTGCCGTCGGGCAAGCTGGGCGTCATCAAGAATGCCTATGCCGATAACGAACTGAGGCAGGAGCCGGGCGTCACCTACTCCAACTACGGACGCATTCGCATTTCGCAGTGGGGCAAGGGCGAAACCGACAACTCCAACGGCGTAGAGTTCACGAAAGCACAGTCGCTGTCGCTTCCGGTTATCACCGAAATCAACGGCATCTATTCGCTGACTGTAGAATCGTAGTGCTATGACGAACTTAGAAGCAATATCGGCAAGCCTATATCCCTATGATGTAGACACTTCTCTTAAAGAAAAGGCATGTATTGACGAGGAGATAGACGCTCAAGAAGACTATACGGTAACCTACAAAATTAGCGTGGCAAAAGCTACAATCGCCATTCTGCGAAATCTCATTGTTCTTGCGAGTGAGAGCAACGGGGGCTATTCATTGTCGTACAATACCAATGGGCTGAAGGAGCGCATTTTCAATATCGCAAGGGAAAATGGCTTGGACGATATTGCCGAAGAGTTCGATACTCAATCGAAGATCATCGATATTTCCGACCAATGGTAAGGTTTCCTTATACGCTCGAAATGTGGTACGAGGAGGATGCCACGCAAAATCCAGATGGTTCGTGGAATGAAGGCACGCATGAGTGGCGTGTAGTCGCCCGATGCAATGCCCGTCAGAACGGGCAAGCACAGCAAATCAAAGGACAAAACGGAGATGCCTTCCTCTACTCTTTCGAGGTTACTATGCCAGCAAATACGCTGCCTATTCCGATCGGGACCAAGGTGCGCATATTCGATAGCCGAGGATTCAACATCTTCGACCGCACGCCGCGCAATGAAGCAAAACCGAAAGACAAGGATACAGCATCGTATCCGGTACAGGGATTTTACAAGAGCGGACAACGTTACGAAGACACGAAGCTATGGCTCTGAAATGCACCAACTGGCACGAGGTGGAACTCGAATTTGCGAGGGCGAAGGAGGAGTATGACCGGAAAGCGGTCGAATGGCTTTCCGTACTCGGTGAACGGGTGGTTAAGTATGCCCGCGAGCACGGCAGCTATACCGACCGTACAGGCAATCTTCGGAATTCTATCGGCTATGTAGTAGTTCAAGACGGCAAAATCGCAATGGAGAATTTTAGTGACGGTTATGCCGAAGCCCAGCAGAAAGCTCGATCCCGCGCTCTTGAGGTAGCTCGTGAACTTCCTCCCAGCAAAACATATCTCGTATGGGTTGCAGGTATGGAATACGCAAAATACGTCGAGGCTAAAGGATTCGACGTGCTGGAAGGATCGGGCAATTGGGTGGAGTCTACCGCTGAGAAGCTTAAAGCGGAGTTCGCACGGTTCTTAAAATCAAAGAAGCGATGAATCTGACATGCACAGAAATATTCAAACTCGTGTGGGATCGTATCCGTACTTCACCACTGAGTCAAGCTGTGCCGACGATGTATGCGGATCATTATCCTAACAATCCATCGGGCGAATTCATCGTCGTGAATTCTCTATCGAACGTTGTCGGTGATTCGCAGGTAGCGACGGTAAACGTAAATATTTATGTCCCGGACGATACCCCGACGATCAATCGTGAGGAGCAACGCTTCCCTAATCGCAACCGGCTGGATGAACTGACCCGTATAGCTTTCGATTCATTGGGGCACTACCCTATTGGCGAACGATGGTTTTTCGACGTGAGCGATGAAACTTTCATCAGTGAGGAGGGTATCTCCTACACATTTTCAAACATCAAAGTGAAACTTAAAAAATACTAAGATTATGCAACTTGTGGGACTTAATTCCTGCCATGCAGGAAATCCGCTGCCGAAAGGCGTAAAAGATGCAGGAGCGACTGCACTCTTGAAGGCATTAACTAAAATTACGCAGCCTTATAATGGCGGTGTAACGTTCAACTTCTCCAACCCGACGAGTAACAAGTTCTACCGGGAGGGAGAGGCCGACCCTTTCTTCTCCATGCGTGACCCAACGTCCGGAACGAAAGAAATTACGTGGAATGTCGCTGATTTCGACGATGATACACTGGAGTTCTATTTCGGAACGACCGAACCGGCAAAGGGTGAACTGTATGAAGGGACGAAAGCTTTTGTATTCGACTCTAAAAGTGGAGGGTCGCTGGCTTTTGCCCGTTTGAAGTACACAGCATCGCTTACGGGGGGTATGAACACCAGCGATCCGCTCCAAATCGCCGTCTCCGCCGATGTTCTGGCTCCTGCCGAAGGTGGCGTTGCTTGGTGGCCCATCGCGACGCCTGAATACACCGAATCTGCATCATTGGGTGTATAGAGCAGCACCAAGACTCTTTGTAAATCATCCTATCCCGCCGGTAAGTTAACGACTTGCATCACGTAGCGAGAACGGGGCGGGAACAAATCTATTACTTATGGCAAAAAGTACTAAAATAACTGATCAACGAGCATATGACATTCTCTCAGAAAAGCCCGAATCTTTTGAAATAGAGGGATTGAATGGCAAGAAAGAGACGCTATACCTCTACCCCCTCCAATTGGGCCGGTTGGCAATGATCAGTCGTCGTTTGTTAGACATAGACCTATCCTTGTCCGATGAAACGGAAAACGAAGTGCAAAAAATGTGGCGTATTTGTGCGGAGAAACCACACGAGGTAGCGGAAATAATAGCCATCGCAACCCTTAGAACCAAGCAGGAGATCGATGAGAGACTGACAGAGAGGACGGAATTGCTCCTCAATTCCCCGACTATGCAGCCTGCAGCGCTTACCAATATTTTGTATTCTATAGTTTTTCAATCCTATTGTGCGGATTTTATGAAGGCTATTCGCTCGGTAAAAACGCTTCAGGTAACGATTTCCCCAGAGATGAAGACGGAGAGGATAGCCACTACGGGGGACGAAGTATCTGGGGACAAATCGACGCTTTCATAAGTCGCTATCATTGGACGCTCGAATATATCCTGTGGGGCGTTTCATGGGCCAACATACAGCTTATGATTGCCGATGCCCTCAGAACGGATTACAAGGACAGATCGGGATATAGCCAACAAAATAGTAATGTACCCGAGATCATGGATATGAATAATCCTAATACAATGAATGCACTACTTAGGATGGCAGGTGAAAGAAAATAACGAAAAATAAGCATTATGCTTGACAAAATCATAAAATCTGCATATGCGCTTGGTGCCTGTGATCGACTTGGTGAAATCTCGGATTTCACTCATTTGATCGACTTATTTTTTTCTCCACAGGGCCAAGAGTTCTGCGAGAAATACAATTATCCCTCTTTGGATGTATTTCGACAGATCAAAGATGATGTAAAAAGCCGGAATATTTATGTAGATCAAGGCCATATAACTCTGAGTGGCAAACAACATATCTGTCTGGTTGGGAACACTTCTGCAGTAATTCAGGCATCAGGTGTTGCATTCGTTCACACTATCATTCTCATGCATGGATCGAAAGCAACAATCAAAGCTTCTAATCATGCCGTACTGAAAATAGTCAACATTAGCGGGTTGGAAGTGACTATACACAAAGATCAAACCGTGGTCGAACTATGAGTATCAATCTTACCGTCGTCATTGATAACGATGAGGCTATCCGTAAGTTTAGAGAGCTTCAAAAAACAGCTAAGACTGTAACGTCTAGTGTTATTACTGACGCTGACAGGATGGATGCTGCCATGCATCGATTCATGGCTACTTTAGGGAAAATAGGTGTCGGGGTATCACTTGCTGGCCTGGTAAAACAGATCGCACAAACCCGAGGAGAGTTTCAGCAATTAGAGGTAGCTTTCACCACCTTACTCCAGAGCAAAGAGAAAGCGGATGCCCTGATGTCACAGATGGTCGATCTGGCGGCAAAAACGCCTTTCGACTTGCAAGGCGTGGCTTCAGGAGCTCGTCAGCTTCTCGCATACGGATTCGCGGCAGAGGACATTACCGATACGTTGACCCGTCTGGGCAATGTAGCGGCGGGACTGGGATTACCATTGGAGCGCCTCACTTATTTGTACGGCACGACCGCCGTGCAAGGACGGGTGTATGCACGGGATATGCTCCAGTTCACGGGCTCTGGTATTCCTATGCTGCAGGAGATGGCAAAAATGTACGGCAAGACCACCGAAGAGATCAATGCGATGGTTTCGGCAGGTAAAATAGGCTTCGAGGATGTGCGCAAGGTTATCGAAAATATGACCAACGAAGGCGGCCAGTTCTATAACCTGATGCAAGAGTCATCCAAGACGATTACCGGTCTTATTTCCAACCTAGGCGATGCTATTGATACGATGTTTAACGAAATCGGGAAATCGCAGGAGGGGGTTATTGCAGGGGTGCTTCAGGGTACTATCTCATTGGTTGAGAATTACCAAAAGGTGCTCAATATTCTCGTTCCGCTAGTTGCTACATACGGGGCATATAAAGCAGCGCTGATTGTGACTACGGCTTTACAAAAGGCCTCGGTGACGATGTCGGCGGTTAAAACCTTCTTTCAATTGGCAAAAGGGATTCGATCGGCTGCCGATGCACAGGCTGCGCTCAACTTAGCGATGAAGTCCAATCCCCTTATGCTGGCTTTAAGCCTGTTGATAGGATTGGGAACTGCCATCTACAGGTATGCGAAGGGCGCAAACGAAGCGGCGGAAAATACGCTCGGATTGGCGCGTGCAAACAAGAAGGCCTCAGACGAAGTGGATGTCGAAACCGCCAAAATTAAAGCTTTACAAGATATTGTAAACAATTCTAATGCAGCCTATTCCGAGAGAAAGAAAGCACTGGATGAACTAAAGGAAATAGTTCCCGGTTATCATGCAGAATTAACCTCGGAGGGACGATTGATAAATAACAATACAGAGGCACTCAAAAACTATATAAAGGAGTTTGAGAAGTCTGTAAAGCTCCGGGCAGCCCGCGAAGAGTTGGAGGAAGCCTACCGACAGCAGCGCAAGGATATGAATGAGGCCGAGAAAATTATCAGTGCGGGAACGGGTACCACCTCGGCAGGTATATATGGAGGCCCGTCGAACGTTCATACTACGCGCAGGGAGTATACGCCTGAGGAGAAGAAGAAGATCCGCATGGATGCGTATCTGAAGACCGCTCCCATAATCAGGGAACTAAATGATGAAATTGTTGCAAGCAGTCTAGCTGTCGAAGACTCCACAGGTAAAACAATTATCAACGTAACGGAAAATCTCAAGGATGCCCAAAAGGCATATTCTGATGCAAAGACAGCTTTAGATAAGGCTCGTCGAGACGGAAGTGATATATCTGTTGTTAAGGAAAAGCAGAATGCGGTTGATAACGCAAAAAAAGCTTTAGATGAAGCTAAAAAGCTTGCAGGGGTTGATGATAAAACCATAAAAGCAACCACAAAATCACAGAAAGAACTTTCCGACGCTATCCTTGCCAATGATCTGGCCTTGCAACAATCCCGTATTGATATTCTTGCAGAGGGAAAGGAAAAGGAATTGCAGCAGATCGAATTGAACAACGAAAAAGCCGTCCAACAAATCGAAAAATCCCGACGGGACTTGATTGCTAAGAATGGAGGCAAGCCGCTTTCTGAAGAGCAGGAAAAACGTTTTACAGAACAGCTCAAAAATACAAATAACGCAACGAATAACCAGCGCATTGCTGTTGAATTAAAGTATGCCAAACAACTCGATGATGTCTACAAACAAATCACCGATAGCAGTCTGTCTGAAATTGATCGAGAATCCAGAGGAATCAAGGAAAAATACCAGGAATTACGGGATACAGTAACCCGTCTTATTGACGGTGGAAGTATTTCTCAGGAGAAAGCTAAAGAATGGTTCGGCATGATAGATCAAAACGAAATTGCCGACAATTTAAAAGCCGTGATCAACAAATATGGCTCTGCCGAGGATAAGATTACCAAGATTCAGAAAGAGGCGGCTGCAGCCCGTGCAAAAGCGACCGAAAACAATCGCACCGACCTGATCCCTCAAATCGACAAACAGGAACAACAGGATATAGGACAAGTAAAAGCCGACGAGTTAATGAAAACCGACGACTGGATCAACCTATTTCAAAATCTCGATGCACTTTCAAGCCGAGAAATTCTTCGGATTATAGATAACATTAATGAACAACTTAAGAATGCTAACCTAGATCCAATCAACCTCAAGTCAGTGACGGATCAATTGGATGAGGCTTCAGAAAAAGTAATTCAAAAGAATCCATTTGCAGCTATTAGCGCAAATTTTAAGGCATATAAAGATTCCTTAGCAAAGGGGGATGATCTACGGGCGATAAAACTTAGACAAGAAGCGTGGCAAAGCGTTGCCGCCACAGTTGGAGAAATGGGACAAACTCTTAGTGCGACCTCCGATCTTCTCGGACAGTTCGGGATCGAGAGTGCTGAACTAGATGGAGTTGTGAACGCCTTCAATTCGATAGCATCTATTGATGTAACCAGGCCTTTTTCTATTGTTACCGGGATCATTGGAGGCATCTCCTCTCTGATTGGTGGCATATTTAACGGCAAGGACAGGCGTGCCGAAAAACGTATCGCAAGACTACAAGATCAAGTAGATGCTCTTGAGAAATCATATGAAAAACTAGACAGAGCTATTGATAAAGCATATTCAAATGATGCAAAAGAGTTGATCGAGGATCAGAATAAGATGCTCCAGCAGAAAAAAATACTTATTCAACAACAAATCCGCGAAGAACAAAGCAAAAAAAGAACTGACTATGACCGAATTAAAGAATGGCAGGAACAGATTGAAGAAATAAATAATACCATAGAAGACAATATTGCAAAAGCTCAAGATGTAATATTTGGCTCAGATATTCAATCGGCAATCAGTGATTTTGCGGATGCTTACGCTGAAGCATGGGCGTCTGGTGAAGACCGGGCCGCAGCCTCGAAGGATTTTGTGAAAAACATGATTAAACAAATGATCGTCGAGGCTATGAAAATGGATATTTCAACACCCATGCAGAATATTCGAGATAAACTGGAAGAATTCTGGTCTGACAAGATTATATCTCCATCTGAAGAAGATATTATAAATCAAATGATTGATAATATCGGTAACCAATTAGACAATAAATATTCTTGGGCTAATAAATACCTAACAAGTAATAAAGAATTATCCTCACAAGAAGCCTCTTCCGGCGAATTCCAAACCTTGTCTCAAGACACAGGAAAGGAACTTAACGGAAGGTTTACAGCAATACAGGAGTACACGGCCAATATTCGAGACGATGTCAGATTGATCCTTGCACAGAACGGCCAAAAATTAAACGAAATGACCAACATCCGAGACATAGCTATTCAACTCAATGGAAATGTTGCAATCATTAAAGGCCACACTTCCCACCTCGAAGAAATGGACGATAAGCTCGGCAGGATGGTAAAAATTATGAACGAAAAATTGTAGGATGGACACAATTAACGGTAAACCCCTTTCTCAATTCGGGGCTACAATGTTGAGTGGAGCTTACGCGGAATTGATGACACCTGCCCCCTTAAAGTCTTTCCTGGAGAATAAGGACAGATCGAAAGATGGGACTGACGTTCTTATTAGCAATCCCAGGCAGGATGAAAAGGAGGTAACACTGAATTTTATCATTACTGGCAGCAGTCAGGCCGAATATATATCCCGGTATAATGCTTTTCTCTCCGAGTTATACACCGGACAAGTTTCGCTGTTTGTTGAAGATTTAAATCAAACATTCCGATTGTTGTATTCGAGTGTAACCAAATTCGGCAACTATCGGCTTCATGCCTGTGAAATCGCAGTAAAATTCAGAGAACCTAATCCGACCAACAGAAGCAACCTGTAATGATCAATATTAAGAACATAGACGGTTCCTTATTGTATGCCGCTCCTGTAACCAAAGATGCGGTATTTCATCATGAATTGATGTCCTCTGAATACATCGAATTGGTGTTTAATGAGGTCACGGCGATAGATATTCCTATTGGAGCCTATGTGGAGTACAACGGGAGCAGGTATACCGTCACCAATCCCGTTACCCCGGATATCATAGACGGCGGGTATAAATACAGCATCCAATTCAAAGCCGATTGGATGCGATGGGAAGGTATTACCTATTTTTACATCAACGAATTCTCCCAGAAAAACGAGACAAGTTGGTCAATGACGGCTACTCCTGACTTGTTTTTGCAAATGATCGTGGAGAACATTTCACGGGCAACGGGGAAAACTTACACTTTTTCTTACGATTCCAGCCTGACAGCTACAAAAGACCTGCAATTCAACAATACGACTGTCCTTGAAGCTTTGTCGATGGTTGCCGATGCTTTTGAGACGGAATGGTGGATTGAAGGTACTGTGATACATTTATCCCGCTGCGAGCATGGCGATGCGTTGGCTTTGACCTATGGCCAAAATATAGGTGTTCCGAGTGTGCAACGTTCATCTGAATATGCAACACGCATCTATGCTTTCGGATCGACGCGAAACATTACTCAGGATTATCAAAACAGCGGCACAACGAATGCTTTGGTTGAAAAGCGGCTAACACTTCCGGCAGGTAAATACCCGAACGGATATAAAGATATCAAACCGAATTTGTCCCCGGAGGAAATCATCGAAAAAACCGTGATATTCGATGATATATACCCCTCTTCTGATTTTGCGATTTCGGATGTGAGAGTGAAAGTTAGCGTTGACTCGACTACAGAGGTTGGAAAGGACGAGAACGGAAATCCGATTTATGCTTCAATGCCCGTATATTTCTTCAAAATAGCAGGAATTACATTCACGGACAATCTTCGCATTAAGGGACTTGAGCTTAAAGTCCACTTCTTAACAGGCCACCTACAAGGACGGGAGTTCGAGCTGGCATATCACAAAGACACCTCAGAATATGAAATAATTGTCAACCAAGACGGCGCGATTAAGCTTCCGAATGAAACATTATTGCCACAAGACAATGATGTAGTCGTTCTGTTCAATATCGTAATGCCGGACGAATATGTGACTTCAGCTGAAAACAGGTTGGAAGCGGCGTTGGATGATTACATCGAGAAGAAGCTACTGAGCGACAACAATACCTATAGTTTCAAATCCAATCCCGTTACATTTGCTGAAAATAATACATCGGTCAATGTCGGTCGGAAGATTACTCTCAATCACGGAACAGGAATATTGCAATCTCGGATTTTATCAATTGAATACCCTTTGGAATATCCATCCAAAGTGGATATTAGTGTCGGAGAAAGCGTCCCGCAAGGTAAAATATCCAGCGTAGAAACAGAGGTCGTAAATGCTTCGAGTACAATTGAGATCATTCAGGCGTACAACAATGTAGCTCAGACGGTTCAAAATCTATATGCAAGAACGCAAAACCAAATAACCGAAGGTCTTGCGAAACTTGCTAATATGTGGATATTGGATCAGTCTAAAGACACCACGCCAAATAAAACCAATCCGGATGTATGGTTTGTGCGTTCCCCATATGATGTCGTGAGCCTCAAAGGCATCAGCGCTTACGGCCTGGGTTCCACCTCCGGCGGCGGTGCATCCGGTTCCCTCGGAGAGTTGGTCAACGTCGGGCAGTGGGCCGACGCTGTGCCTACCGCCGACCGGGTGATGGTACAACTGGCCGGGGCTACACATTGGTCTGCAAAGCCGCTCGCCGATCTGGTCGGTCTCGATACTGCGGCCCTTGCACAATACCTGACCGCAAACAGCTACCTCAAGGCAAGCGATATTTCAAGTTATCTGACCTGGGCCAACCTTTCCGGTAAGCCTACGGTTTACCCGACGAGTTGGGCGAATATCGCGGATAAACCGACCGTATATCCTACAACATGGACGAGTGTGACAGGTCGGCCTACGAAGCTATCGCAGTTTACCGATGACGTTGTAACGGGCAACTATCTGCCTAAGCCAACATGGGATGCCGTATTCGAAGTGGTCACGGTGGACGGCACACCGGCGCTGAAAGTCAAGTACGATATTCTCGGGCTCAAAGGAATCACAGCCTATGCGGACGGTTCCCTCTCCGGCGGGTTTTCCGGTGCGTTGGTCGATCTGGTGGACGTAGCAGTGACTAATCTTGCCTCCGGGGACATTCTCAAGTACAACGGGACGCATTTTGTAAACGTGCCGGTCTCGTCCATCGCCGGGGCATCGTCGTGGGATCAGATCACCGGGAAACCGGAGTATTACCCGACCCGGTGGGCGGACGTGTCCGGTGCACCTACATCTCTTCCGGCCTCTGACGTATACCCGTGGGCAAAAGCGGCCTCGAAGCCGACCTATACCGCCGCCGAAGTCGGGGCGCTGGCTTTGAGCGGAGGCACCCTAACCGGTAATGTAATCACTATCGGCTCGTTCATCCTGGCGAATAGCGGTGCATACCCTCAGTTAACTTTTCGCGCAACAGCGGATAATTCAGAGAGGCTGCTTTTTCGGCATGGCAACGATCTGAAATGGAGGTACAATGGCACCAACGACGGAATAATATACCATTCCGGCAACTTCAATCCGGACAGCAAATTTAACAACCTCGAGAATGTTAACGACAGTGATAATGTCGTGGGCAATGGTTATACCATCACGGAAACAGGATCATCCTTTAGCGGGCCTTTCCTCAAATGGTCCGTTTGGGATGCTATTTTCGAGGTGACCACGGAAAACAACATTCCAGTACTGAAAGTAAAACGGGCCATTCTCGGCATCGACGGCATTTCAGCTTATGCTACCGGCCCATCTTCGGGTGGTGGAGGCGGCGGATTGGATTACGACCTGCTCAAACAGGCCCTTACCGGCGCGATCACCCCGGACGGTTATCCGTTCACGATCTCAACTTCATTTCTCGGAGCCATCGACAAAACCTATTTGACGGGCAAGCTGGCGAATACTTATGCGGACAAAGTGCACACGCACCTGTGGGCTGATATTACCGACCGGCCTACGTCCCTTCCTGCTAACGGAGGCAATGCCGACACGGTGGACAATTTGCATGCCTCGTCTTTCGCGCGTACCGATCAATCATCGGCAGTCGATCTCGACACCGTCAACGGAAAAGGAATAATGACATGCTCGGCAAATGTCACCGCTACTGCTGAAAGACACTATCCAATACAACAGGCCGGTACGCTATTTTATGGCACAGCAGCCTATAACTCCGCCAACCAAATATACGGTTCTTTTTATTCTAACCGCTGGTTTGTTCGAGGGGGCGGTACATCACCGACTGCAAAAACGGCGTGGGCTGAAATATGGACTTCGGCAAACTTCAATCCGGAGAATTACCTGCCGTTGTCAGGTGGCAAAACCATTACGGGTAATGTTGCGCTGGCCAACGAAGTTATGATTACCAACCAGAGCGGGGGCAACCTTATCGGTTTACGTAACGGCTTATCTGAGTTCGGGGATGCCGGGCATGCCACCCGGATCGTATCTAACGATTCAGATCTACAGCATTGGCGAGGAGGACAAAATACTATTATTTACGATTCCAGCAATTCTAACATTTCGACCGTTGACTGGGCCGCGAAGAACATTACCGCTGCCGGCACTGTCACTGCACCGACCTTTGTGGGTGCTTTGTCCGGTACGGCCACCCGTTGCTATGGTTTGGCAATCAATAATAGCGCGGGCGAAAGTAATTGTCTGCAATTTATGCAAACGTCATCCCAAAATGACGCCGGAGACCTGCCGAACAGTAATTGGTATCACATCTTAAAGTTCAACCACGGCAACGGTGACACTTATTACAATCGCACGCTGGCCCTCCCATTTTATAGCGACGATATTTATACTCGTAGGCGCGTGAGTGGCACCGCCTATTCATGGGTGGCCCTTTTTGGAGAGCATAACGCCAACAGGAGTGATACGAATTGGACTGCAAATACATTGACGGCCACCAAGCTCGTAATCGGCGGAATAACTATCGACGTATACAACGGCGCGCTGCGCGTGAACGGAAACCTTGTCGCTACAGGCGGCGTAACAGCATATCAATAAAACTATGGCACTCGGAAAAACGAATATTTCAATCGACCTCGTGCGCCGCACGCTCGGATCGTCGAAAACAAACGTAGGAGGGCTTTGCCTGGAGGATAAGGTAAACATGTTCTCCTACTACAAACCCATCGATTCGCAGGCTCAGTCTACCGATCCGAATACGGACTGGCCGGCCAACATCAAGCAGAATTTCGGGATCAACATCCCGGAACTCACTTTGCCCGTGGATACGGCTTTGAACTGGACGCGGGACAAACCCGTCGGCGGACGGCTCAGTCCGTACAGACTGACCGATTTCGGCGGTTACGAGCACACCGCGCGGCCCTGCCTCAGTTCGGGTTGTACGGGAACCGTCAGCGTCAATATGTCCGATACGGGTTATACCACCCGCACGTTCACTTTCGAGCAGATCCCAGCAAGCAGCAAGACGAATGTTTCAGCGCTGAACATGAAAGGGATTCAATACTATTACTGGGGTTTTGCCTTGCTTACCTCATTGACCGCTACCGAGGGTAAATTAATCACTTGCGACAAGACCATCGGCGAGGGCGGCAATAGTATTACCGTGGACTTCTTCGAAATCGGAGCAGGAACGCACCACAAATACATGCTTTTCGTGCTGAGCAAAAAGAAGTCCACATGGACGAATCAGGACGAATGGAACATCAGCGATCTGGAAGTCGATCCGCTGGTGGTGTATCACAACAGCACGTTCATAAATCCGGTTCCGCTCAATATCTTCAACTCGATCCTGATTTCGGCCAAGATGACCGGGATAAACACCGACGGCGCAAAATACACTTTCTATCCGTTCAGCAACTTTACATCCTCTCCGTTGCTGTTCCACGGTACTCAGTATGCGTATGTCAAGGTAACGATCACCAATATCGCAGAACACGAAGTAAGATACACCACGCTGCAAGAAGTAGAGGTAGTATCATTCTGGGGGACGGTCGAAAAAGGGACGCCCCTCGTATTGGATGCCACAACAGGAAACAGGGTTTCGATGATTGTTTTGGCTGCCGGGGAAAGCCGGGACTATGTGCTGGAAATCGAGCAATTCGCATGGCATAACGGGGAATTTCAGTTGGACAATTATCCGACCGGCGTTGTGAACTCATACATCAAACTCGGATTCGGCGAACTGCTCGACCAGACCGGAACCTTCCAGATACAGGCAAGGAACATCTAATTTGTTATCAACCAATAAAATCTTTCAATTATGTCAACAGTAAATGCAATTATCAACGAGAACAAGATCACCGCACAAACGATTCAGCGGCTTATCAAGGCAAGCGTAGGTTCGGCCGAAGTTTCGGCGGAGGTAACGATGACCAATGCCGTGGTCGCTTCCTACACGGGCGGCCAGATCACCGAGAACGGAGAAGTCAAAGCGTCGTTCAACCAGTACGCGGACGGCAAGATGCAGATCAGCGCGGATGTGGAGTACTTCTCGCAGGCGCAGGCGATCCTCACTCCGTTCATGCAGAAGATGGACGCCATCGCGCTGACGATGACCGAACAGCCTGAATCAGTAATCGAAGCGTAACCCTAAAAACTCAAAAAGATGAAAAAGATTATCAATTACTTCCGACAGAAAAGAGACGCGCGGTTCCTCAAACGTGTACAGCGCGCATTGGCAACAGGGGCCAACTTTCGAATCAATGGCGAGTTGAGTGTCGCATGGAACATTAAGGCGCTTGACAACGTCAAAACTACCGAATGGGATCACGTGGCCTGTAAACGGATGTATTCCACCGGTAACTTCAATCCTGCAACCAAAAATTAATCAGCAATGAAAAAGATCGAACTTGTAGCACTGACCCAGCTTTTGGGCAAAATCAGTTCCGGCAGCATTTCTCACGATGAGCGCAAAGGGTTGCTCGAGGTGATGAAGGTTGCCAAATACAACCTCGAAATGCGCGACGAGAAGATGCGCACGGCAATGAAGAAGTACGGAATCGAGATCGACCCGAACACCGGAAGGATTGCCGAAGGTAACGACAAAGCCACTGTCGCTTCATTCCTCGACGATATGAACAAGGTGGACACGTCGGATGTCGAACTCAAGCCGTTTCTTTCGGAGGCCGGGGCCGATGCGCTCTGGGAGGAAAACAAACTCACCACTTCGGAGCGCATGATGCTCGATGAGCTGGTGAAGCAGCCCGAGCCGGAAGCTCCGGAGAAACCGGCGGCCAAAACGAAAAAGTATCTCTAAAACCAAACTACAATGACAAAATCAAACCTTTGGCAGATCATCATCGGGATGGTGGTGACTGCAATCTGCGGAGTAATCCTGAACATGGGCGTGTTCTCGTTCTTTCCTGCGCTGATCGTGGCGATTGCGTGGGCCGGGATCAAACAGACCTCCGGTAAGGAGTATAAGGACAAAAACGGTAACTACGTGAAGCCGAAGTTCTGGAAAGACTTTGTACCCGTGACGGCCGGGGCGCTGGTCATGTGGGCCATCGTAATGATCGGATAACTTTCCGGCAATTTTCCCAGCCGGGACAATATTTGAAACCATGGAGACATTATTGGCAATCTTGGCTACGGTATTCGGTACCGGCTGGGGTGTTCAATTTATTTATTACCGTTACGAACGGCGCAAGCGAAAAGCGGAAGCAGAGAGCATAGAACTCGACTTGGATGAAAAACATGATAAGATGCAAGATCAAATGCTCGACAATGCGTACAAACAAATTGTCGAGCTTCAAGGCATCGCTGATTCCGAGAGAGAAAAATGGATCGATTTAAGCAAGAAGATTTCCGCAATGAAGATAGAATTACTTAACGAACGAGAGGCGCGTATGATTGCCGAACATGACAAATGCACGGTTCAGACATGCCTACAAAGACAACCACCGAGACTATGAGTAACGCAAGAGGCATTCGCAACAACAATCCCGGCAATATCCGCAAAGACGGATCGGTGTGGCGGGGAGAGGTGGCCGGGCCGGATAAAAGTTTCAAGACCTTCGAGACGATGGCCTGGGGCATTCGTGCAATCTACCACCTGCTCAATAATTATCGCCTTCTGTACGGTTGTGACACTATCGAGAAGATGATCCGGCGGTGGGCGCCTCCCGAAGACGGGAACGATACGGAGAGTTACATTTCCACGGTGTCGAACCTTTCCGGAGTGCCGCGCACCAGCCGCCTGACGACGACCAATCGTTCGGTGATGGAGCCTATCGTGCGCGCGATGATTAAAGTCGAAACAGGGACGACAGTTTCTGCCGCAGACTATAACCAGGCGTGGGAACTGTTTATCAAGTATAAAAAGTAGTCCGAACCGGGAATTCCCGGTTCGGACCTAACTAAGTTAACCAAGAAAACTATATAAGTTACTATTTCTGTAGAGTGGGATCATGTTTATCCACATCCTCCACAGCAATATTTTTTTCTTGAAAATACTTATCTCTCACTAAAACACCGATCATACTTCCATAATAAGCAATTGGATGCCCGGCGTTAAATGCAAAGGTTTTAAACTTAGAAACATCTTCCGGATTGAAAAACTTCTCAATAGATACCGATGCTGTCTCTATGCAGAATTGCTGGATATCGTAAGCGTTCTTTGACTTAGTATTATCTTGAATATAAGTACTGATATGCTCCCAGTTGTCAGCTATCATACTGGCAACTCCCATTTCTTCAGCCACTTTTTTCCCTTTCTCGCTTAATCCGATTGGGCTATGGGATTGAGTGAGAGGGTTTGCATTTGCCTGGAGAATGTTTATCATTCCTTTGATATAACTGATATCCGACCGAATTGAATCGATATTTGATTCAACTTTATCTACAGTTGATTTTGATCCTTCCATATTACAAGTCCATTTTGTGATGAATCGTGTAATGTAATGAATCAACCATCCTGCCAAGATCATGAAACTTAAAATAAATGCAAATGAACCTACTGGGGTTGAGAGTACTTCTCTGACAAGCTGCCACATAACGCATTGAATTTTAGGTTTGGCTCACAAATATCGTGCTTTAAACTTTAAAACACAAGTTTTAATTTAATCCTAATATAGTAAATTTTATTATACAATGTATGAAAAACGCATAAAAATTCCATTGGATAACGATCGTAGAAAGGGAATATTGTATTACCAAATACAAAGTACAACATGAAAAACGCCATTATAGTTTTAGTCCTGATCTTAGCCTCTTTTCTCGTTGGCCGGTTAACAAAGAATTTCGACCCGGTTAAGATCGTACAGTACGATACTTTGCCGCCAGTCGTGCGTCTCGACACGATCAGAGATACGGTGCCGGTACCGAAATACGTGCATATCGTTCGGTATGACACCATCCACGATACTGCAGACGGGAAACCTATTCACCTTCCCATTCCGATCGGTCGTTACCTGTTTACCGACGATTCGACCTATCGTATGGAGGTAGAGGGCTACAATGTGCAGGCAAACAGTATCGAAGTCTATCCCCGGACGGTTACACAAACCGT